TGTGTTGCTATGGTCATTAATGATTTGCTATGTGAAAATGCAAATCCTCTTTTCTTTATGGATTATTTTGCGACAAGTTCACTTAACGAATCCGACTACAATGAGGTCTTGGCTGGAATTATAGCAGCATGTCGTAGTATAGGAGTAAAACTAATTGGGGGCGAAACTGCTGAACTTCCTGGTATGTTCCAAGAAGGCGCACTAGATGTATGTGGATTTGGCGTTGGTACTAAAGATTTTTTAGATTGGTATCCTGTTAAAGAAGGAGATGTTGTGATTGGTATTCACAGCACAGGAGTGCATAGTAACGGATTTAGCCTAGTAAGGAAAATATTAGAAAACAATCCTGTAGACGATGAATTTATGTCTAAACTGCTCGTTCCTACTCCATTATACAAAAAAGAACTTGACATTTTGAGATCAAATTATTATTTTATTAAAGCAGCAGCCCATATTACAGGAGGAGGTTGGAGTAATATCGATAGGGTGCTGGATGCTAAATACGATATAGCGTGGGAAGTTACTGAGACAATTTTACACCAACATGAAATATTCAGTTGGTTACGAACGAAAGGTAATCTTACAGATGAACAGATGCGAGATACTTTTAACTGTGGAATTGGAATGGTATTAATACTTGAGAACAGAAATGTGGATAAACTCCCATTGTACAATTATACAAGATTAGGAACTGTAAAATCAAAATGAGGAATAAAAATGTGGAGTTATCTAATGGACATGTATTATTGGCAAATTAAAAATAATGATAAAATTGTAGGAGAAACACAACCTTTTACTATACATCAAATGGATGATAGTTGGGTGAAAGAGGAGAGGGATTACATTATGGACAAAAACACAGAAAATAACCATAAGCCAACAATGGAATTGAAAAGGCTTTAATGTGGCAAATACGTGAACTAAATGGGTTTGGAGAAACAATAGGAATAATTGATTTTGCCCACTTAAATAAAGTAAGTGGATTAGAAACCTATTGGAATACGAAAATTGAGAGGAAGGATTCCCGCTTGATTATTTTTGATTACAGTGAAGCAAAACGTGTTTATGAAGTTTTAAATGAGAAACACGAATGGAGGATTTTCGAATTAGTTAATCTACTTTACTAGGAGATAAAATGAAGAGGACACAAGCAAACAATGAGATTTACAAACAGGCAAAGTGGTTGCGAGGAAAAGTGCCTTTAGACAGCAATGTGTATATACATTGGAAAGATGACAATCCTACCGTGTTAGCTGATAAACAGAGCGGCTATGATCTAATAACAACTGTAAAACTAACCAGTATCTTGAGGAGGCAAGTTTGGCTAACAGCGTAGTGTTCGAGGACGATAAAGAAAAAGCTTTGTACCAAAAGATAGACCAAGCAAGGAATAGATACGATTGGGCAGCATATTATAAATTAATGGAAGAAATTTGCAAATATAACCTAGATAAAAGAGGTTACAATATGATAGATATAGTGGTTGATTAAAAATAAATTATTTGTTATAATATAATTTTGTTAACACTTTATCCATGGTATCATATGCGGCGCAAATTACGACTCAAAGAAAACAAGTTGACCAAATTGCAGCACGAGCATAACAAGTATAACAAGGAGATGAGACAGATAGGTTGCCACAAGCAACAGAAGACATTCGACGAATATATTGCTTGGAAATATGGAAGATATCAACCTAAGCTTTCTGGTGTTACTCCGAAAGAGGAACCTGTGTATCGTAGACCTGAGCAGTATGTACCTAGTCGTAACAGTGGTGTTTTTAATCAGTGCAGCAAGGCCAATGACCGCACCTATACCGGCGAGCTTATTACAGGACTTGCTACTATGCACAAGAGCAATGTTGTGCCAATCTTCAACAAAGATCAAGCACACGATCTAGCAACAATGAGGAGAGGGTAATGAGACGTTTCCAGATCGTAGGAACAACTGATAGCGGTTTTGAATTTGATGCAGTTTACACTGAAAAGGATATTCTGCATAGTGATTGGGCAAAACGATGGTTAGTGTTGATGACTGAAACAGAAAGATTTAGAGAAATTAGCGATGCTAATTGTTTAAAAGAATGGTGCATTTTCCATTGGGCACAGGAGTTGTTAGACAATGGTGAGCTAGTTACTCCAGATTTTATTAAAAACGAATATGACGGGTATTAATGATTATTTACGTAGATATTGACGGGACTATATGCAATGAACATCCTGACGAAAAAGGTAACAAAGATTATACAAAAGCAGAACCTTATAAAGACAGGATAAATTATTTTAACGAATTGTATGAAAAAGGACATACTATTACATACTGGACTGCTCGTGGTATTAAAAGCGGAAAAGATTGGTATGACTTTACGAAAAAACAGATTGAGGATTGGGGTTGTAAATACCACGATCTACAAGTAGGTAACAAGCCTCATTTTGACGTTTATATTTGTGATAAAAGTTTTAACAGTGAAGCTTGGTTTCATCATCAAAAATTACATACCGATATGCTTAAATGAGTCTTGAGGATATTCCGGAAGAAATACTTGCCGAGCTTAGATATCAAGAAGAAACTAAGTTTAGGTATGCTTTATATAAGCGTCCAGAATTTCCTTTTTTACAATCTACAGGAATGAAAAATATCTTTCATAGTTGTATGGTAAAAGATTATGGTTTTATTGGGTGCTTACATTTAGAGTATACTATAAATAATGACACAGGACCTTATTGGAAATCTAGTTGGAAAACAGAAATTGATCAAGTAATTGCAATTGCAGAAGATATCCAAAATAAAAAAATTATAAACGAAGACCGTGTTATAGATTATCATCTACACTATATGGACATGGTATACGGTAGGAAACAAATTGGAATAGTGATGTTAAGTTAATATGCATATTATGTTAACAGGCCATAGAGGCTATATTGGATCCGAATTACTTAAAAGGTTACGGAAAAATAACAGCATTGTAGGTTTTGATCTTGTTGATGGTCAAGATTTAGCCTCTATACAATTGAAAGAAAAATTTGATTTAATTATACATCTAGCCGGTAGGAGCGGAGTCCGAGACAGCTTGTACAATCCTAATGACTATTGGTACAATAATTTAGAAGTTTTTAAAAGGTTATTAGATATCTATGGTAACAACACAAGAATACTGTATGCAAGTTCAAGCTCTGCTGCAGAGCCAGAATTAAATCCATATGCTGCTAGTAAATTTTTAATGGAAATTGCTGCAGCAAAGTACATAAACACATTGGGTATGAGATTTCATACTGTTTATTCAGCCAATCCTCGCAAAGGTATGTTTATGCAAAAACTTATTGACAATGAGTTAGAGTATACCACAAACCATTATAGAGATTTCATACACTTAGAAGACGTATGTGATGCGATAGAATTGTTAATACAATCAAATTTTACTGATGTAATTGATATAGGCACCGGTAATCCTGTTTTAATTTCTGAAATTGCTCCGACTTATCCAGTAAAAGTTGCTACGTATGGCGAACGACAAGAAACAAAGGCCAATACATCAAAAATGGAATCTATAGGATTTAAACCTAAATATGAGATAAAAAAATTCCTCAAAATTCTCTCTTGACATTTTTTCCTATCCTGCTATAATAAGTATTAGTTGAAACACACAACCCCAAGGAGATAACTATGGCTATTACAAAAAAGAAGCGAAATGTAAGAAATGCTAGTATCGCAGCAAAATCTGCTGTAAGAAATAAAAATTTAGAGCCCATTTGGACAGGCTGGGAGCAGATGACAGGCGAACAGTTTTTCAAGCACAAGCAATCTAGCATCCGATATTACTACACTACTTTTAAATTAGCTGATCTCCTTGCTAATGTGTACGGTTGGATGAAAGAAAACGATTACAGCAAGGAAGATATCCGTGCTGCAAAGGCTGCTAGCTCAGGTATTATCACTGCTACTGCCGCAATACACGCTCGTATGCTCGCAAATGGTATGCCAGATTTTAATCAAGAGGAGCAGAATTATTATGAGGAAATGCCCGGACTAGGAGATACAGTTGCTCCGGTTACAGATTATATCAAAGACCGTGTAAAAATGGCAATCCAAAATGGCAAAATAAATCTTGCTTTGAAAAAAGAAGAGGAGCCCGAAGAAGAAATGCCTGCTGCAAAGCCTTTTGTTCCTACAATACAAGAACGCATTGCAGAACAAGCTGGTTCAATGAGTGAGGATATTGACGAGTGGTTGGAAAGCTTTATGGACAATAAGAAAACTTTTGATCCAAACGGATTTGATTTTAAGCGCCATTTCACTGCAAAAGGTGTAACACAAGCCCATGCTCGCAAGCTACGCAGGTTTTATGACGAACAATTAAATGATTTCCGTGAGCTAGAGCAAATGCCTACTGCAGGTAAATTAAAAAAGATGACCGAAGAAGAAATCGACCAGTGGGAACAACTTAAAGAAGCTTATAGTCATTTTTCTAAGAATGATATTAAAAAGTACACAAGTGCAATTGTAGGTGTAATTGAGGCACTGGACTTTGTGATCGAAGCAAGCAAGGCACAACGCAAGCCACGTAAGGCAAAACCTAAAAGTGCTACCAAACTTGTAGAAAAATTAAAGTATTGTGTAACAGACGACAAGTATCAAACTGCCAGTATTGCTCCAGAACTTATAATTGGTGCAGCAGAGCTTTGGGTCTTTAATACAAAAACCCGCAAACTAGGCAAATATGTTGCAGAAAATATTGATCCAACTGGACAGAGAGCAGACAGTGGTCTCAGTGTAAAAGGTGCTTCTATCATAGGATTTGATGCACATAAGAGTTTACAAAAGACTTTACGCAAGCCAGCTGAGCAACTGAAAGAGTTTAAAAAAGCAGGTAAGGTTGCCTTACGTAAATTTTTAGATGATATTACTACTACAGAAACTTTACTTAATGGTAGGTTAAATGATACAACCGTGTTACTCAAAGTAAATTGATAAATATTTACATGGAAAATAAAATTAGAGAAAGTTTAGCATTGCTTGCTAATGCATTAGACGATGCACAAAGATCCAAACCTGACAAAATAGCAGACAGAGAACTTAGTGGAAATAAAATTCATGGAGGTTTAATAACCAAATTTGAATCACAAGGTATCCGAGATAGTGCCGATAGGACAATATTAGAGATTTCTAACAATGGAATCCGTGTACGGACAGCTGACATACGCGAGCTTACACATAATATTAAATTAGACGGGAACCTTACTGCAAATGGAAAAATAATTGCTGAAGAGTTAGAAATCTATAGTTCTATTAAAGCTAAACATCTAAACGTAGAAAAATTAGAAGTTTCTGTAATTAAAGAGGATAGCAGAATACAAAGATCGGATAGCCTAATTTTCCAAGCAGATACAAAAAAATTAAGCGGAAAAGGATTATTGTGGTACGACGATAATACAACTGCAAAACAGTTTATTTATAAAGCTCCGAATGATTTTTGGTCAAGCGAAAACATTGATTTACACCAAGATAAGGCTTATAAAATAAACGGAGTTCCTGTTATTGAAAAAGATAGATTAGGATCATCCATAACTTTAAGCAAATTAACTACGTTAGGTAAAGTAAGAAACTTAGAAACATCCGGAAATCTTAGCGTCAATAATTATATTTTTTACGACAGTGGCTCTAATAGATTAGGAATAGGAACAAACTCACCAAATAGTATATTCAGCATAGTAGGTAATAGCAAAGAATTTGGTATTGATTCTGATAACAATGGATTTAATATTGGGGTACATACTACCGATTCTTTATCTATTCTTACTGATGGAACTCCTAGAATAAAAATTGCAAATACGGGTCAAATAACTTTAGAGAAAAATGTCTTAGTTAATGGTACATTAGGTATAGGTATTAATAATTTTGATAAAAACATCGATTTGGCAACTGCAGGTCCTGTAAGTTTCCAAAATAAAAAGTTTGAAGTTGGGAAAAATATTCCTAGCCAAGGATTTTACAATAGAGGAGATATTGTTTGGAATGCACAACCTATTCCAAACAGTTATGTTGGTTGGATCTGTATCAAAGAAGGAGCACCTGGTCAATGGAAAGCGTTCGGACAGATACAAAATTAACACAAATTACTTTTTGGCAATGGTTTGGAAGAGTAGTTCCTATGATTCTAATTGTTGCATTTATATCATTTTATATCTATGGTGGCTCAGATCTAATAGGTAATACCATAGCATTTATTCTCACTGCATTATCTTTTATTCCTATAATTTGGTGGTGGTGGGCTATGGATGTAATGAAATGGTTATCACGTCTATATAGCGACACACTTGACCATCAAACAAAAATCCTCGAAGAAATCAAAGATATCAAAAAAGAACTTTACAAACCTGAATAATATAAGTACAATAAAATTTTAAAAGGTAACATGGCTAGATATTTTTCGACTAAAACTTATGGCACAGATCGTGGCTTGAGTTGTTGCTTTAGACAGTGGCGAGCTACACATTCACATTGCAGTTTATTACACGGTTATTCAATTGGTGTTAAATTAATTTTTGAATGTGAAGAGCTAGACGAACGCAATTGGGTTATGGATTTTGGAGGATTAAAGGACTTTAAAAATTGGTTAGAACATATGTTTGATCATACTGTGCTTGTAGCAGAAGATGATCCAAAGCTAGATTTGTTCAAACAATTAAATAGCATGGGCGACGGATATAATGCTAAGGGTATTTGTGATCTTAGAATTGTACCTGGTGTAGGTTGCGAAAAATTTTCGGAGCTTTGCTATAAGAAAATGGCAGAACTTTTAGAAGAAGACAAAAAAGCTAATCGAGCACTTAATCCTACAGTCAGACTAAAATCTGTAGAGGTGTTTGAACATGGTGCTAACAGCGCAATTTATGAAGGTTAGCCCTAATGGCTAAAGTTGATAAATCTCTTTACTCAAAAGAAGAATTTAGGGCAATAAAAGCACAGAGACGGCTAGATAAACTAACTCACACTAGTGTTGTAAATCAAAATAGTATAAATGTTTTATGTTTAAAACATGGTAGCAAGTATAGTGCTGATTATGTGAACAAATTGTTTTATGGCGTAAAACTAAATTTACAGAAAAAATTTAACTTTTATTGTCTTACAGAAAATACTACGGCTTTAGATCCTAACATAATACCTTTATCTTTACCAAATGAAACTTTAAGTGGTTGGTGGTACAAGCCTTATATTTTTTCAAACAAACTACCAATAGATGGTACTATCCTTTATTTAGATTTAGATGTTGTAATTACAGGTCCATTAGATAAACTTTTTTCTTTTGCACCAAAAAAATTTTGTATCATTAGGGATTTTAACAGAATTTTACGCCCGCACTATGATAGATTTAATAGTAGTGTAATGAGATTTGAAAGAGGAATGCTTGATAACTTATGGACAAATTTTGAGAAAAATAGTGTACAAATCATAAGGAAATATTTTGGAGATCAAGATTACATTTATGCAGAAAAGAAAGGCCAAGCAGAATATTTTCCTGACAGATGGATCCAGAGTTGGAAGTGGGAAATTAGAAAAAATAAAAAATTTGCACCAGGTGGATTGCGTGGAAGAAGAAAACTTGCTACAATAGAAGATGTTACACCTCCTGAAGATTGTTGCATTGCCGTCTTCCATGGAGATCCTAATCCGCACTTATGCGACGATCCTTACATTAAAGAAACATGGATATACAAAGAATAGGTTTTGCATGCAAGTATATGCATCACGATCAAACATTAAAAAAGCAGCAGTTAGAAGAATGTCAAAGACCACTAAATACGAAATGCACCACTGTTGCGTGGTTGAATAGACAAGAAAGGAACGTAGCAGAACAGCGACTATGGGACATTATGGTACATAACATAAAATCCTTAGAACTGCTGATCCGCTATGTAGGAGGTTTACCAGATGAATTACGAATGGTTAGACTGGGTAGTGATATACTTCCTGTATACACTGAGCCCAATTGGAGCTATTATTGGCGGCGTACTGATGTACGTGACTATGCAGAAAATGAATTACGAAAAGTTGGAGAAATCAGTCGTGCGTGTGACGTGCGCCTATCTATGCATCCTGGTCAGTTTACTGTACTGGCAAGTGATACTGCCGATATTGTTGAACGTAGTATAGAGGAGTTTGAGTATCATGTGGATATCGCACGTTGGTTGGGCTACGGTAAAAGATTCCAAGACTTTAAAATCAACGTACACATTGCAGGTAGACAAGGTCCGGCAGGCATCAAAGCTGTTTTGCCAAGATTATCCCCAGAAGCAAGAAACACAATCACAATCGAAAACGACGAAAACTCGTGGGGTATCGAATCAAGTCTTGAGCTCGAAAAAGATCTCGCACTCGTACTTGACATACACCACCACTGGATTAAAACAGGTGAGTACATCCAACCCACAGATGATAGATATAAACGTGTAGTAGATAGTTGGCGAGGTTTGCGTCCTACCATACATTATTCTTACAGTCGCAATGAGCATTTACCGGAAAACTTTACACATAATGATTTTCCTAATATGGAACAATTACTCGCACAAGGTTGTAAGAAACAAAAGCTGCGAGCACATAGTGACTACTATCCAAACCCTGTTGTTAATGAATGGGCTGCTAGCTTTAGAGAAACAGCAGACATCATGTGCGAATCCAAATGCAAAAATCTTGCAAGCATTGAATTTTATGAAAGTATCAATGGAAAAAATAATCAAGTTCTTCAAGGAGAGCTATCAGGCAAGTCCGCTGGCAACATATTGCGAGCTGCTTGAAGCATCTTTTTTAATCGTAGCAAGTGCTATACTTAGTTTTACAATCCTAGACCCTGCCACTACTATCTTTATACCACTTTACCTAGTAGGTAGCATACTGGCGGTTATAAGCACTTATATCCGTCGTAGCAGTGCTATAGTCTTATGCCTGTGGTTTACTGCTATGAATGGATGGGCTTTTATACAGTTGTTCTTTTTAGGCTAAATAAAGCAAACAGCCGGAGCGTAGACCGAATGCTATTAAGACAAATATTTGAACAACAGTTAAACGAAGCACAGTTAAGCGATATCACTATAGGTTTTGAAATTGAATGCGTCATAGACGGAGATATGATCAAAGTCTATAATGATCTTGCAAAGAAATATAATGTAGACGGAGGCAGTGATTCTAGCATTCAGCCTAATACTGTCTACGGAAATGAAATTGGAATGGAGTTTAGGATAGGTGCTTTAGCAAAAGGTGGACAGATGGCTGCTACACCTGCTAACATCATGACCTGTGCAAACTTTGTACACGATATTTTTAAACTTGGCGCTTACACAAATCGAACATGCGGCATGCATGCACATTTTGGTTTGGGTCCTATCACTAAGATGAGCACAGTTGAATCTAGTTGGGTAGCTGTAATGATGTTACAGAGCCCGTTATTCGAACAACTGTATACCACATATAAAGGACAAAATCTCTACGACAATGATTATGCGAATGTGCGAACTGTGAAAGACAGCGTAGATGAAATCGTGCATATGGCACAACAGATGAAAGGTGAAGGTGAAGACAAAGAAGAAATAGTTGAATATCTATTCGACAATTTGTTTAACCGAGACGAGTTTGAAAAATATTCGGCACTATTTCCTCATGGGCAAGGGACACTTGAATGGCGTGGGTTGCGTGGAGTACTAAACGATAAAAGACAAAACATTAACTATGAAACTATACTAGGGTTTTTTAAACTTGCATTAAGTTTTGCTAGAACAATTAAAATGATAATGAACAAGTATAATGAACTTTCTATAGCTGGTGTTAAGATGCGAGATTTACAAGAACACGGTGCCAGCTACGGTATAGAAAAACAACAAGAGGTTAAATCAAACGTCATTCCGCTAATAAAAGTTTCAGGTCTTAACAACGGAATGCAAAAAATCTTTATTAACCACTTTTCAAAACAGTTGCAGCAACCAAAATATAAAAAACAATATTGGGCTAGGGCAAATAGCGTTTTCAAAAACGATTTACGATTTGCTGCGCCTGTGTTAAACTACTTTTATGATAAATTCAAACAATATGATTTATCAATAAAAGAAGATTATCTTGTGTCAGCAGAATTTCCTATAGTTGCAAAAGAATTTATTAGAAGAGAAGATATTGTTATAGATGATATGTGGCGTAAAGGTAGAGACTTTGGAATTCTTTTAAGCTTTGTTTTTAAGCATTGTAATTTTATTGCTAAAGACCTATCATTCTTTGAAAATCACGGCAGGATGTTTTTCCGTGTTCCTACCATAGATGAAACAAATAAAATAATTGTAAAAGACAAAAAAGACGAAGCTAAGTTAGACAAACTACTTGCAATGGTGACTCCAAAAAACAAAAGATTTATGGATGTAAGGAGATTTGTTGAAATAGATCCGTCAAAGTTTACTGATGTCTAAATTGCTGCTTGCTGGCAAATCCCAAACTGCTTTCCGTTCTTGACCTTTCCGTTGGGCAAATCTCTTTGCATCACAATTTCCGCATACATGAAATACATTGTTGTTTATCCTATTAGGATCCATCTTGCCTCTTTGGCGTGTAAAAACTTCATTACAACAATCACAGCGCATGACAAGGATTGTTGCTTGTCTATGATATGTATGTTCTAATCCTGTTTTCGATTTCCTGATAAATTTGTTTTTTATAGTAAGCTGCTCTATAAACATATAAGTATTTACTACATTAAGAATACAAAATTAACACATAAATATATTCATAAGAGGTAAAAATGTCATTTGTAATTATCACAGATAAAGCAAAAGAAAAAATTAATCAATTGTGCAAAGAAAATAATGTATATGCCATAACCTTAAATTTAAAAGGCGGTGGTTGTGCAGGATATCAATACGACTGGGGAGTAACTGATACTCCAACAAGACATGACGAAGTTATCAGCACAGGAGATGGAAATTTAGCAATAGGTAAAAAAAGTATGTTATTTTTAATGGGTACAGAAATTGATTACGTAACCAGTATAGTAGGATCTAATTTTGACATACGTAATCCAAATGCAAAATCCAGTTGTGGTTGTGGTACCAGTGTAAGCTTTGATGTTAGTACCTTACCAACAGAGAAAAAACCAGTGTTTACGCCAACCTGGTAAACCAATAGGAGTAATGAATGGCTAGACAAGAAGTTAACATAGGTGTAGAAGGAAATGACGGCACCGGTGATAGTATTAGACAATCATTTAGAAAAGTAAATGAGAATTTTGTAGAACTTTATGCAGTTTTTGGTTTAGGAGGAAGAATTGAATTTACTACACTTAGCGATACTCCTAATGTTTTAACTCCTCATAGTATACCATTAGTAAATGCAGCTGGAGATTATATAAGTTTAGTTGAATTGGCTTCAGATGAAACAAATTCAGTTGAATTTGAATTTGTAGATGGTGTAGGCGATACGCCTGGACAACTAGTAATTAAAGCTGGATTCACCAGGGTCGCAGATGACACAACGCCTAAATTAGGGGGATCTCTGTATGCATCAAATTTTGTTATTGCTGGCAGTATAGTAGATCAAGATGCGCTAGATTTATTAAACATTCAAAATAATACAAATTTAACAGTAGATAATATTGTTATTACAAAAGGATATGCTGATTTACGATATATTACATCGGAAGCTCCTATTCCTATTAAAGATGAGCCAACTGGCATTGCTCAATATACATGGGAGATTTTTGATTATATTTCTACACCAGGAGCTTATGAATCAAGTTTATACATTGTTTCTAGGAAAGATCCATATACACAACAAGAGGTTATAGGAGGACACGGTTTAGACAGTGCTTATAACGGAACAGAAGTTACGTTTGTGGCTAACTTACAAGCACCTACTGCGTTGATTGATAGTACTACTATTACACCAGGCAATCCTACTGGTGATATTTTAAGCCCTTTGTATATACGTGTGATTAGTGATAATCATTTATGGCTTTTTACTAATAGAGAATTTGCTACTGCACAGGACCCTGCTATAGCTGCTGACAACAAATTAGATATTACAACAGCAGAAATTGGTGAAGGAGACGTGCACACTATCACCCTTTCAGCACTCGATACTACCTTATCTGGAAATTTTTTATCTAATCAAGCTGTGCCACGTAAATCGGTAGTGCTTAGGGGTGGAGATACAATGACCGGACCTCTGTATTTGTCAGACCATCCTGGCGATATACAAGGATCAGGAACACCAAACGGCATTGAAGATCTGCAGGCTGCTACAAAATTATATGTAGATCAAGGGGCTGCACATAGTTCTCCTGAAGTTCTATTTGTAAGCACAGGAGGTGACGATTCAATGCAAGGAGTGCCAGCAGGTAAAGAAGGAACTGCTGATGCATATGCATTTAGAACTATCGGAGCTGCTGCTGCAAGAGCAGATGAAATGATTAGAACTGCAGAATCAACCCCTGGACCATACATTCAAACCTGTACATATACAGATAATAATGTTACTTTAAAAAGCAAAGTTTTAGAAACATTTATAGATGGAGGGACTCAGCAAGGAGGATACAATTTAAATTCAAGAACTTTACTACTACTTAATAGAAAATTTATCCAAAAAGAAACAATAGGCTATATAAACAAAACATATCCTAACTTCCAATACGATGTAGATTATTGTGAAAGAGATATAGGATTGTTAATAGATGCTATTAGGTATGACCTTTACCGTGGCTTGAACACAAATACTTTAACGTTCCAAGCTGCAGAAAGATATTATTCTTCAGTCAGTGGACGTAGAGCTATTACAGTTCAACAGTCGCAAACTATTGCAGCAATTAATTTTGCATCAGCCCTAAGTGTTGATGTTTTAAATCAACAGCAACCATTTCGAATACTTATCCAAAGCATAAATTTAGGAAGTCCTGCTCAATTAACAATTAGTTCAGCACTTTCAAATGATTACAACGACGGAGATTTAATAACCTTTCTAGGTATACCTGAAAATGAATCTATGAGTGTTTTAAATAATGAAGCATTCTATATTAGGATTGATGAAGATAGGTTAATAATCTATCTTTACACAGATGAAGATTTAATTAATCCATACAGCACAGAAAATATAGGAAATGCATATGTCAACACAAGTGATTTTGCATATTTTGGTAAAATATACCAAACAGAAGAAGAACAAATATTTGACGAAACTGTAGGAGATGTAACATTTGCTGAGATTAGTGCTGTAGAAACAAAATGGACATTAATAACTGATATTATTACCGATATCGATTCACCGTTGCTACCAAATATTAATTACGGTGCAGTTTACAAAGTTGTAGTAAGTAATGGCAATATTGGATTCTTAGATCAAACATCTGATGTGAATTCAGATGCATTACCTGGTAAAGTATTACGAGGTAAACGATCTGAAGCAATAGGTAGGATAGTAAGATTTAATAATAATGATATTTTAAATGCACAAGGCACAGAGCTTCAGCCTACCACTTTTGATTTGCATTTACTATCAGCCAAAGACTTTGAACCAGATGAAGAATTAGAATATGCAAATTATATTAAAAAGAAAGAAATTGTAATTAGAGTAGAAGCAGGAAACTATTATGAGGATTACCCAATAAAAATTTCAAATAATGTTTCTTTAAAAGGAGATGAATTTAGACGTGTTATTATACAACCTAAAATAGAAGCACTTTCAAACCAACCTAGGATTTCGCAAAGTAAATGGGCAAATACTTATTTTTACAGAGATAGCTATTTTGATGGTTTAACATTAACAGCTAATGGTACGAGCCAATTTGTGAACCAATTAGGGGAAAATCAAGGTTGGTTTGGTTATCATTATTTAAATGATCCTTCGATTCCTATTAACGTACATAATGGAATTTCAATTGAAAATCCTTTAGGCAATACAACTGCTGCTAAAATTTTAGAAAAAAATGAAGATTTCTTAGCAGCAGAAGTACTACATTTTGTAAATGTTACCTATCCAAGTTTAAATTATGATCAAGCGAAGTGTGAAAGAGACGTTCGTATGATTGTTGATGCTTTATATCATGATTTAATTTACGGGGGAGAAGAAAAAACATTAGAAACACAAGGATCATATCATGGAAGTTCTTATCAAGAATCTAATAATGTTTTAGAAGATAACCCCGGACAAGTTGATGCAACTATTGCGGCAATGATGCAATTAAAAAGTCTCGCTCAAAGTCTTTTAAGTGGAACAATTCCTGCTTATACAAATACAGCCGAATCTCCTGTAGAATTACGAAATACAATTGGACAATTATTAGAAGGAGAAACTAACACTGTTGAAAATATTGGCAAAATGATTGATAAAATTTCTTTCGTATTTGACGCAGATTACAATCCTCCTAAAAGAACTGACGAAATGGATGTATTCCTACTTGGAGATACAACTATTATAAGAAATGTTACCTGCAGAGGCCATGGTGGATTTATGTGTGTTTTAGATCCAGATGGACAAATACTCACAAAATCACCATATACCCAAACGGCATCTAGCTTTTCTCGGAGTTTAAATAAACAAGTCTTTGCAGGCGGTATGTTTGTAGATGCTTTTGTGGGTAATCTTCCTGTAACAGTTATGCAAGATCCTAACATTGATCCTTACAAACTTTATGTCACAAGTGCAGCCGGGGAAGGTTTATTTATTAGACCGCCTCAATTACCTTGTCCTTTCTATTTGGACGGGATACGATATCAAGTAAATGCTATATCAAATTATGATCAAGCAGCAGGAACAGCGTACATTTACCTTGATAAAACATCAGGTGGTGGTGCTGGATTTGATGTTGGTACTATTCCTGTAGAAGGTGTGTCTATATTTTTACAAACTGCTGGAAATAGGTCCTTGCTTGCTAACGACTTTACACAAGTTAATGATTTAGGTTACGGATTAGTTGTAACAAATGGTGCTTTCTCAGAACAAGTATCTATGTTTACATATTATTGTCATACAGCATATTATGCTTGTAATGGTGCAGAAATTAGGTCCCTTAACGGATCAAATGGCTATGGAAATTTTGCTCTTGTATCCGAAGGAGCAGATCCTAACGAGATTCCAGATCAAGTACTTCTTAAAAATACTATGGCCAGACCTGCTCAAATATATACAGGAATTGGTAGCACAAGTGGTGCAACATATAATGCTAATGAAGGCAGTAGTTTTTTAATACTTACCAACATGCTTGTTCCTCCATTACCTCAAAGTATTATTACTATTGACCACGGTGGACAAACAAATGCTGCTGGAGAAGCATTTAACATTTTACATTATAGAATTGCAAGTGTTAGCAGTCTCACAGCTTTAATAGGAGATGTGTCAACTGGTGCAGTAGATACAACTCTATATAGAGTAGAATTAAGAGCCGATGATGTTTTCGTTGAAGATTATTTCGGTTTACTTGCAACAAATTTAACAAATGGTACATATGTAGATTATACAGATAATATTCAAAATTATTTTTACAATGTTGCTGTTCCTGAAAGATTAGTTACTCGACCTAGTACAGCAATAAATTTTGATGAAAGTGACGAAATCACATATCGGAGTTTAGACTTCCAAACAGAAGATCCCTACGGTGCTTCTTTAGCTGCAGATGAGATAAGAGTTACCCTTGAACAAAATTTTGATTTTATACAGCTTGTACCATACCAAGCAAAAACTGGACAGGGGTATAATCAGACAGGTAATACTTGGGCAGCAATAGAAACGCTACCTGCTGGAGGAACGTATACTGACAATGTAAGAATTATAGATCCAACTAGTCCTAAAGTTTTTTCATTCCAAGGTAGATCACATAGGATCGTTACATATTCAGTAGTCCAAGAGGTACAAGGCTTAGCTACTATACCCGGTGTAACCAAAGACGATGATATTACCCAATCAAATGGATTTAGTGCTAAGGTGGCTTGGAATAATGGAGGCTATGACCTTGAACTATATAACGTTGTAGGAACATGGGATCCTAATTTAGCATACGAAATTAATACTGTTGCCCAACCATTAAGCACATCATCAACTTTTATTCCAACTACTGATTGGGCTGTTATACAGTTTACTGATGAATTTGATATTGTAGGGACAGGTACAGGTTTAGCAAATAATGTCTCTGCAGACTACGAATTTATATTTGCAGGATTAGCTGCTAATTCTACAGCAGAAATCACAATTGCTATATCACTACTTAGAGCAACAGGACATGATTTTACACAAATTGGTACTGGTGGTTACAACACAAGTAATTATCCGAATGTAATTTTAGGTGATCCATTAATACCGTTAACTGATCTTTATTGGACAAATGCTCCAGATGGACAGAGTTCAGCACAGGTATGGGAAAAACGCAAGGGGAGAGTATTTTGGGTTAGTACAGATCAATACGGATTTTTCCGAGTTGGTAGATTCTTTAGTGTTGACCAAGGTACAGGTGCAATCACATTTAGTGGAGAAGTAGGAATATCAAATGCAAATGCATTGGGATTCAAAAAAGGCGTTACGATTGACGAATTTTCCGCTGACGAATCTATGATAGACGATAGCGGATCAGCAGTTCCTACAGAAAAAGCAATAAGAAGTTATATAACACAGGTGTTAGGAACAAACCCTCATGCTAATCCTAGCTTTCCGGGATCAGGATTTATGCCTTTATCAGGACTGTCTACTTCGCCTACTCCTGTAGAAATGTCTGGCAATTTAGGATTAGGCGGGAACAAAATTGAAGATGTAGGAGTTCCGCAAAACGGCACTGATGCAGTAAATAAAAATTACGTAGATAAAAATATAGGTAACTTTGATTCTTTTGGCAAATTAAAAGATTTTATGCCAGCCATAAGACAAGTTGATAACGCATTAGGTGTTCCTTCTCCCAACAGTTTAGCACAACCAATCCAAGAAAATGAAATTTTTGTAAGCTCAGGATCTTACATAATTTACATTACAACAGACGACATTACAGGATCATTTGATGACGGAGCAGAAATAAGGAATGCAGCAAATCCCAGTTCCGCTAATATTTTTGGAGATATAGTACAATCAATTGCTTATGCAGATCCGATATACGGTAACGTAAGAAAAATTGTTTACAATCTGCAGCCGGAAAGTGGTGTTAATAATTTGCGCCCGATTGACAGTAATCAAGATACTAAAATTTACAGTGGTACATATGATGCCATAAATGGCACAGCAGCAAATGAAGGTATACTTTTAGTAGATCCAGTTAATACATTTGCTATTGGCGGATCTTATGCAGAAATTACAAATGCAGTCAATGGTCTTTCTACAGAAGGTAACGATATTCTCGTAAGCACTGTCCGAGAAACAGATAGTGCCAGATTGATTTTTGCCATCAGACCTGATAGTATCATAAACGCAGACGTAAACTCAAGCGCAGGGATCTTACAATCTAAATTAAATTTAAATGCTGCAAGCACAAGAGCAAATGCAACTGGTATAACCCAAGCAAATTTAGGATTAGCAAGTTTTAATAATTATGAATTTAATTCAACAAATGGTTGGATCCAACTTATAGATGCTGCTTCTACAACTGATTCAGAAGGTATTTTGACAAAAACGGCAGGAATATCTGCTAGTAAACTTGATCATATACCAAGTGGAACTTTATTAGGCAGATCTGCGACAGGCAATGGTGCAGTTTCAGCTATACCATTTAGTTCAGTAGTTGGAGGCGGGGGAGCTGTATTAAAAAGTTACTTTACATCAAACGGAGCCTTAGTAAAAACAGGAGCAGATACTTTTTCTGTATTAGCGTATTCCACAACTGCTACAGCTGGTAATTTAGCACAAAGAGGAAGCGGAGGAGAATTAACTGGGTCAGACTTAATCTTTACAAGTTCAGTAAAATTTAACCAAGCAGGAACAATTAGAAATATATTTACCAGTGGAGGTACAGGGCAAATAAGGGTCAACGGAAAAACACCAGCAGGCACTACTATTCAAACAGGTTCTGGGTATTTAGCAGCACCACATGTTTACACAGACGGTATTGCAAGTACAAATACAGTTATTAATTCAGAAGATGCCACACTCTCAGTTGGCGCAAATATCTATCTAGGACCAGGTGGAACTACAAATGCTACAAATAACAGTATAGTATTTTGGTCAAATGGCGCCGATAGATATAGGATAGATGGAAACAATTTTATTCCATTTAACCAAGCCAATCTAGGAGATGCAGCTAATCCATTTGGAACCTGTTATGCAAATGTTTTAAGTGGTTATGCAACAAAAGCAAAATATGCAGATTTAGCTGAAAATTACCTCGCTGATGAAAAATACGATAATGGCACTGTATTAGTGTTCGGTGGTGCTGAAGAAATTACTGTAACTAACACAAAAGGCGATAAACGTGTAGCAGGAGTAGTTAGTACAAATCCTGCACATTTGATGAATGAAGCATTAGAAGGAGAGCATGTGACTCCATTGGCACTACAAGGGCGTGTACCATGTAAGGTCATTGGTAAGGTTGCTAAAGGAGATATGCTAGTAACAAGTGCAATACCTGGTTACGCAATAGTTGATAATGATCCACGAATAGGAACTGTCTTAGGTAAGGCAGTAGGAGAAAAAACCGACGACGGGAAGGGCGTTGTTGAAATTGTAGTAGGAAGATTATAATGGCAAAACAATCCGTAAATATAGGAAGTAGCGAGAATAAAGGCGACGGTGATCCGTTAAGGACTGCATTCCAAAAGATTAATGAAAACTTTGACGAACTGTATGTCCAACATGGATCTGACACTGGTGTTGTTGGCACAGAATCCACTGTAGACATAAATGTAAATGAAACTAAAATTGCAAGTTTTACAAGCGAAGGATTGATTCCAGAGCTAGACGAAACTTATAATTTAGGCTCACCTGATAAAAAGTGGAATTCATTATATGTAGCAGCAGAAACTATTTTCTTAGGTGACAAAACACTAAGTGCAAATAAGATACTAGATTTTGATCTAAATATCAGTCCGGAAATTTTAGAAATACAAGTAGATGAACCTACTGCAGGTCACGGCACAGCATGGCTTTGGACATGGGCAACTAGCAGTCTACCTTATGCAAGGACTGTTATTACAAACGATCCTCAAGTAATTGTACCTTTATATATGCAAGGACAATATCAAATTAACAACTTTGCTAGCAGCATACACGGTGACATGACACAAACCCACAGCTTTAAATTAAAATGGGTAGAAGGTGCAGGAGATGATAATCTTGTAGATTGGGTAAATTATGCTACATTGGTTAAGAGCCACCCAGATATAGACAGCGGAAATAGTCATACAATTACTGTTCTACAGTTTACAGTTCCTGCAGAAATTACAGTACCAACTTTAAATCTTCCAACTGTTAATTATTATATTGAAGCAGGAATGAACGACGGTTCATTAAATTGGATGTTTATGCCAGACCCGGCAAACCCTACTGTGACAGGAACTTCACATGGATTTAACACAACTATAGGTCCTTGGTATAGAGGAGGAACTTATATAATAAATGTCAATGCTTCAGGTCATCCTTTTTACCTTACTACAGACGAAACAGCATTTGCAGCAGGAGAATACATAGGAGAATACACAACCGGTGTTACTGGTTCTCGGACTGATGTAGGAACAGTTACGATAGTTGTACCTATGGATGCACCAGATACACTGTACTATCAGTGTGGTAATCATCAAAGCATGCGAGGAGAAATAAGGTTAAAAGATCTTGAAGTTGAGACAAACGAAAATGGAAACTATATTATATACGGTCAACATAGCCAAGAAGAACATTTTACAAAAATTGAGCTTAGACCAATACCTGCTCTTGTAGATCAAATGTGTTTGGTTTATGATCAAGCGAACAATAAATTTGTACCACAAGATTTAGCAACTTATGTAGAAAGGACTCCTAGCTTAAAAAATAAGATTAAAGAAGTTGCAGGAACTGCTGGAACAACGACTACATCTACTGCCACAGCAACTGTAGCAGGAACAAGAGTTTTATATGATTCAAATTACTTACCTGTAATCGGTAATGAACCAGGAGATACGGCTTTCACAACTGACACAAATAGTTTTCATATCTGGGCCAATAATCAGTGGAATGTTCCTGGAGGCGCATCGGCAAAAGGAAATTATGAGTTAATAGATGAAGTTTCATTTGTAGAGGCTACAGAAGCGGCTGTAACATTTGAAAATGAGTCTGATGTTCTAAATTACTCAGAGATTAAATGTACATATGAACTTTCAGATTGGTATCAAGCGCCAGTACCAAATACTTACATCGGTTCGTTGACAGGAGCTAGCATTCGGATCCAACCTTTTACAGGAAATATTAGTTCACCGTCACTGATACAACATAATTACTATAGACAATATATAAGCACAAGCGGAGGTCAATACCTACATTCATCTAAATACACAGGTGCTGATCTGATCTTAACTAATTATCCTGCAATAGCTTATTCAATAACCTACAATAATTATTATCATATTAACGACGCTCTGACACGTAAATTGCAAGGATACATGAGCTATTATACAGGAATAACAGCTAATGACGATAATAATGAACCATCCGCCATAGGCGGTGAAAGTTTTACTACATATCCCAGTTATAAGCTAATATCAAACACGTATATCGGCGGCGGTGAGTACCGACGGTCTTACGACAGTGCTTATTTATACACGAAACTAAACATTATATCAGAAAAAGTTCCGCATGGATTTATATTAAAAAACACTAACCAGTGGATGTCTGGAATATTTAGACTATACGGAAGAACAAGATAAGGAAGAAAAATGCAAGTACACACGTCAAAGGGCATTATTGAAATACCAGATATGCCAACTGTAGATACAATTGAACATCTAAAACAAACACGCAAAGAAGAACGGAATCAATTATTAGCAGAAACTGATTGGATTGTAACAAAATCTTTAGAATCAGGAGAAGCAATTCCGGATGAATGGAAACAATACAGACAAGCTCTTAGAGACATTCCCTCACAACCTGACTTTCCAGATAGTATAGAATGGCCAACAAAACCAGAATGAGAACAAGGATAAATACAAAAAGTAATTTAGGATTTTAAAAAATGGCAAAACGATTTCCCCTTGTAGTTGACACAGAAAATAATAATAGGATTATTGAACTTCCAATAGACGACTGTTTAGATTTAACTGGATCAGATATTTGCTCAGTTGAAAATATTACAGTAACAGGAACAATAACACTACCAACTGGTCCTATAACTAGCTTTACTGGTAATTATAGTGACTTAGCTGACCCTCCGTTTATTCCAACATCATTTTTAGATCTAGAAGATATAAATGACGGAGAAGCAAACACCTACTTAAAAACTGACGGTGCAGGTAATTTTTCTTTCCGACCGTTGTCGATGAGTTATCTAAACCTAACAGATGTTCCAGCTATTCCAACATCACTTACAGACTTACAAATTTCAGACGGAAGCGATGGACAATATCTAAGAACTGACGGAAATGGTAATTTTACATTTCAAAATATTAGTGATATTAGTTTTGGTAATTTAATCATAGATAACAACACAATTTCAAATAGTTCACTAAATCAGCCTATAATATTACAACCTAACGGTGTAGGCTCTGTAACAATTGCAAGTAATACAAGTTTAATTATACCTGTTGGTGATTCTAATACAAGATCACCAAATTTACAAGGCGCAATTAGATTTAATACAGACGGAAATGTTTTTGAAGGATACAATGGAACTGGTTGGGCAAGCCTAGGAGGGGTAAGATCATTAGATGGAGAAACATATGTATTAGCAGAATCGGCTCCAGGTGCAGGCGATGACAAATTACTGTTTTATACCGACGGTGTTTTAAGATTAGAAATAACTAACAATGAAGTTAATTTTAACGATGCCCTAACTGTGAATATAGACACACTGAGTGTTACAAATTTACAACTAGAACAATCATTAGATTTATCAGGAGATGTAAGCTTAGGAGATTCAGCGGACGACACGTTAACACTGTACGCAAAAGTCGACGGAGATATTATACCAAAAATAAATGATACTTTTACAATTGGTAGCAAAGATTTCAATTGGAGAAATTTATTTGTAAGCGAACGTGCTTTTATAAACGATTTTGAATTGCCATTGACAGATGGTAGTAAAAATCAAATTATGTCTACTAACGGTGACGGTCAATTAAATTTTAAGAGCCCGGATTTATGGGGAGGTAATAGGGTTTACGTAAGCAGTATATACGGTAGTGACGAAAATGACGGCATAACTGCTCCAGTAAAATCTATTAAAAAGGCAATTCAAATAGCAGGTTCTATGGTTTTTGAACCATTGACTTTAGACGAAACTATTGAATTTGAAACAAGCAATCTAAGATTACAAAAAGAAAGTATAGCTGATGCAACAATAAAATTTATAGCCGATACCTATGGTAGTTCTTTCGGTTATGATACAATTAAATGTCGTAGAGACATGAGTTTAGTTATTGATGCAGTTTTGTTAGATCAAGCACTAGGCACAAATTATAATCAAGTTACTGCAGCAAATAGTTTTTTACGAGCAAATGCTACCTATACAAGTCAAAATGAATCTGCAAGAACTGTAATAGCCTTGAATGAATTAATAAGTCAAATAACAAATTTAAATATTTGGAGTACAGCACTAACAGATATTACAACAGGTATCAACCAAGTTAAAACATATATTGACACACAAGATCCAAACACAATTAATCCATTAAACTATCCTATTCCAAGCGTACTACCAACTCCAAATGCATTAGAAGCCCATTTACGTATTGGTGGTAATTTACTTTTTATACAAGATGAAATCACTGCTTGGATTGCAGAAAATTATCCAGCATTGGTTTATGATAGCACAAAATGCAGGCGTGATATTAGTTACATAATTGATGCATTAAAACACGATATCCTATACGGTGGAAACTACGGATCTATTACAAACGCAAAAGCTTATTTTGTGGGAACTGCTGGGCAATTAGGAGTAGGACAAGAAACTGCAACTGCAGACGCTTATGTTCATATGGCTGAGATAGTTACAAAAGTAGTTTTGGGGCAAACAATAAATCCAACTACTGGCAATAATACTGCACAAGATTTAACTGGATCAAATGCAACAAAAACTGAAGCATTGCGTCTAAAAGAACTTATTGGAATAATTATTGATGTAATTAATGATAATAGCATAGATAATATTACAAGAATTATAATGCCTTCAAATTCTTGGACAGATATTAGGAGAAAAGATGCAACGAATATTATTAAAGAAAATGAATATGAAATAAAAAATAATGTTATAAATCATATAAATGTAACAGAAAATTTGTATGATAGCATCAAATGTCATAGAGATGTTCAAGAAATAATTGATTCTGTTATTTACGATTTACGGTATGGAGGTAACAGTAGGACTGTTACGGCAGGAGAATCTTATTATGATGCAAATAATAATTTATACATAACAGGACAAGTTACAGAAACTCAAGCAGCAATATCCTATGCCAAAACACTAGCCTTAAACTATGTTACTGGAACAAGGGCAACAGCTTTATCTGCAAGTATGGATCTAATCAATGATATAATTACAGACAAGACAAATGCACCGGCAAAAGTTTTTGGTGACTATAAAATTAAAAATATCACAGTAATGATAGCAACAGGTGACTATATAGAAGATAATCCTCTTATTGTCCCAGATAATGTAAGTATAATCGGAGATAATTTACGTAGAGCTATTATCCGTCCAAAAAATGCTAATAAAGATATGCTACGTGTACGAAATAGCGTCTATGCAACAGGAATAGTATTTAGAGATCATTTAGACGCAACTGGCACACCTGACTATACATTTAGATATTGTGTAAGTTTTGATAATCCATTAGATACTGCAACTAGTAGAGCAGGTTATGGTGATTTACCTGTTACAAGACCAAAAATATTTACATCCCCCTATATACAAAATTGTTCAATCATATCATTCTTAGGCGGCAATGGTGTGGAAATTGATGGTAATTTAGTAGATGTACCAAACGTTCCGCCGACAAATATAGAAGCAGAAAATCCTGTAGATCTAGCAGATGGCATTCCTGAACAAGGTAAATCAATGGTAGCAAATGCATTTACTATTTTATCTTTTGGTGGAAATGCGTGGAGGGTTATTAACGATGCATATGCACAGATAGTAAGTTGCTTTGTGATATTTTGTGAAAACGGTTGTTTAACACAAAATGGAGGTTATCTTTCAATTACAAACTCAGCATCAAACTTTGGTTTATTCAGTCTTAGATCTACTGGGCACAGTCAAAACAGCTTCATATATGACAGAGGCTATATTTTCAAGCAATTTGAAGTTGAAGGATTTCAAACATTTGGAGTGTTAGGTTTAAAACGAGCACCTTTAGAACATTATGTCCTAAGATTAAAAGACAACATAGGCTCAAACGATGTAACCGATAGTTATCTTTTTAACGAGCAAAATAATTTAGTTTTTGCAGAAGCAATTGATCCTAATATAACGAATGTTTCTGGTAATCAAATTACATTTCCTCAAGCACATAATTTCCTAACTGGTGATTATGTTGAATATGATGCAAATGGTGATGCTGAAATAGTGGGACTCTTAAATGAAGTAAAATATTATGTCTCAGTTCCAAATCCAACATCAATAATACTTTATCACGATGCAGACTTTGGAAAACCCGTTAGAACCTTAGATGCATCTGTATGTACTGGTACTCATTATTTTAGGAAAGGTGACGAGTACGTATATGTAGAAGAAGTACTTGAAACACATAACACATATCAAGATTGGCAACTTCCTATTACAGAAGGTGGACAAACTGTTAATTATGGAATTGTTGTAGGAAACTTTTTTAGTGCAACCAATACAAGTGGCCAAACAATTTTTGCTGGAGTCGCCGGATGGGACTTCGATACCAAAATAATGACAGTTAGTATTGAACTTGTTACAGAAGGTACTAATACTGTAAGAAATTTAGGAGATGCAGGAACAACAATTGCTAACGGACCGCTACATAGTTTTCCAGGAGGCGATATAACTGTTTTAAGTACAAGTCCTAGAACAGATTTATATACTAGTGATTTTAAAATCCTAACTACTCAAAACCCAGGTATTATAGATATTGCAAACACAGTTACAAAACAAGTTTATTTCCACAGACCGTCGATTTGTAATTCATCGGCCCATACTTGGGAATTTGCTGGTTCGGGTATTGACTATAATGCTCTTCCACAAAACGGCGGTTTGACCGATGAATTTTTTGAACAAGTTAGCACAATACCAGGTAGAGTTTATAGTTCAGGAACCAATGAAATTGGTGACTTTAAAGTAGGTACCTTTGTCAGAGCCTATAATAGAACAGGAAACATTGATTTCAAAAACAAAGTAAACATTGGAGAATTAGATTCATTAAGTTTAAGTCTAAGTTCAGGTATTGTTGTTAGTTCAATATCAGGAGATATTGAACTTGGAGATAATGAAATTGGTGGTCCTAGCAATAGCAGATTAATTACTCAGTTAGCTATTAGAAGTTTTCTAGAAAACAGACTTGGTGATTTTATTGATAAACAAGTTTCATCAAATGCAATACCTAGTTCAGTAGTCCAACTTAATTCCTCAGGGCAAATAAATTCTGACTTAATCCCTCCACAAGGAAACTTTACTGCATATATAGTAGAAACTTTTAAAGGAAGATTAGAATTACACGAAACAATACCTGTAACAGATTTAAATGCCGGCGACATTGTTATTGAAGAATACGACGAAATAACTCTTACACTAACAGATGTTGTAAGTCTTGTTGAGGGAGAAACAATTACCCAAACAACTAATTTCGGAGCTGGCAGTATTATTGCAACTGGTGTTGTAAAACAAGATTTTACCAACCAAACTGAAATTAAATTAATAGAACCATTTACTGGTACATTTACAGCAAACGTAACACAAAATACATTATCGGGTTCTACAAGTGGTCCTTTGTTAGACACGCAAACAGACGGCATTTATCCTCTAAGTGTTGCTGGTCCAGTAGAAGTTAGACAAAATTACTTTATAACAACAAGTAGAGCTAAACAATATTTGATTACTGATCCTAGCCAGTCATATACTTTTACACAATTAATTTTAGACGGAACACAAATACAAGGAGCCGTTAGTAATGCAGTAGGTGTAATTGATGAATATAAAGAAGGCGTTTTAACCGGTGTAGATATAATTAATGATTTGCCAGGGGGTACAGGATACACACCAGGAACTTATGTAGATGTTCAACTTGTCTATGGACCTAATAGCGGTGGATCTACATTAGGGGAATTTGCTTTAGCAGATATTGTAGTAGATGCATCAGGTGAAGTTACAAGTGTAGACCTAAAGCGTGGCGGGTATGGTTATGCAGAAGGAGAATTATTATCTGTACCAGTTAACCCAGGAGATGTTACATTACCAGGTGCATCATATGTACCTAGATCAGCAGCAGGAATTGATTTTGAAATCACTATTTCTAATATTGAAAATAGATTATACTTAACTTTAGACCAAAGTGCTGGTTTAGAATTTAATGCAAACAACACAAATTTGGACTTTATTGTAGATGATACAGATATAAGTGTAACAATCACACAAGGAACACAATTTACAGCAGGCTTTAAGGGCGATACAACAGGAGTTGATCAGGCAAATGATTACATTATTTTCCAAGCCCCTCATCCCTTTGTTAACGGAGATCATGTAAGATACAATTCGAATTCTAATCCAGTTGTGCCAAATTTGGTTAATGGCGATACATATTATGTAAAAGTAATAGATCCTAATACGATCCAAGTATATACTGATTATGGTTTACAAGGACAAAACCTAGTTAATATTGCTGGAACTAGCGGCACTAATAACCACTTTTTTGAGACCGATAGCCTAGCAATAGATGTAGATAGATTTTATCTAGCAAGCCACGGTCTAAGCACAGGAGATGCTGTAAAAGTTACTGCCGCAGACGCACCGGTCGGAATGACCAGTGGAGAATTCTTATTCGTTGGTAGTGTTACACAAAATACATTTACATTACATGAGGCAAGAGGATCTGCATTAAGCAGCACAAACGGCTTAGTTGTAGCTTCCCAAAATTATTTGTTAGCAGGTACAGGTGACATAACAATCCGTAAACAAACAGTTATAATTTTAGGAGATGCAAATACTAGTGGACAGTTAGAAACAAGTTGGAGTAATTTAACAACCACTACAATTGATGCTGCAAATATAATAAGTGGAATTATCGATCCGGCCAGATTAGGAACAGGAGCTGCAAATAACAATACATATCTTCGAGGAGATAATTCTTGGCAGTATGCAGTTGCAGGTTTAACAAACACAACATTAAATGATCCTATTACACTTACTGGCAATTTTTATAATGACGGTTTAAAAAACATATATTATAGTAACATTGATATCAAAATTGAAAAGGCAAGTTATTTAAATCCTACAGCACCTCTAGCTAACGAAGAAACATTAGGTGTAGCAGCATTTGCGTATGATTATTTTACAATTAGTGCTAATGGTCTAGTAACAACAAAGCTCACTACAGACGGTGGAAAAATAGATGCTCTTTATCTGTCACAACAACCTGCAAGCTATTACAGAAATCCTGTTAATTTATCACGAGATGTTCCTATAGAGCACGGCGGAACCAATAGGTCAACTTACACACAAGGTGATATCCTGTATGCAGAAACAGACTTACCAGTTGGAAACGCTTATTCGTCAAGTTTACAAGTACTACCGATTGGAAATGAGCATGATGTAATGGTTGTTAACGGGACAGGACATCCGTCTTGGACTGGTAATTTGATCCTAAACGGAGCTACCATTGCAGATATACAGATAGGAATAACAAATTCAAACGAAATAGATACCACAGTCGGCAATTTACTTTTAGATTCATTTACTGGTGAAACAGTAATTGATGATAATTTAACTGTCACTGGAGATTTAACAGTCCAAGGAACTACAACAACATTAAACACTACTACTTTGGACGTAGAAGATCTAAACATTACAGTTGCAAAGGGGGCTGCAGATGCTACAGCAGCAGATGGTGCAGGTTTAACTGTTGATGTAGGTACAAACAATCCTGTAATTGCCAATCCCACAATTACTTATACAAGCACTGACGATCGTTGGAATATCAATAAAACATTCAGCGCAGGATCAAATACCTTTGTTTCAACAGCCACTGTAGGTTTTGTAGGGAACGCAACTTCTGCAGATAAATGGGCAACTGCTAGAACAGTAACATTCCAGGACGATGGTGCCTCAGTCACTGGTGTAACAGGTTCATTCACAATAGACGGAAGTGCAAATGTTAATAATGTAGTGCTAACATTAGTAGATGAGCAAGTACAAGACATTGTAGGAGCAATGGTTAGCAATAATTCAGAAAGTGGTATAGCGGTAACTTATAACGATACTTCCGGAACCTTAAATTTCAACGTTGAAGATCCAACAATAACTATAAGCGGATCAGTTTCAGGTTCAGCTCAAATGATAAATTTAGCAAATGTTGAAATTAGTGTATCTCCTGTCACTGATGCAGTTACGCTAGGAACACACACAACTGGAAACTACGTAGCAACTGTAGGAATTGGAGAAGTAGATAGCACTGCTGGGTTAACATTAACAGGAGCAGCAGGAGAAGGAACAGCCGTTACAATTAGCCATGCAGATACAAGCAGCCAAACAAGTACTACTAATGCCAGTCTAAATGTTATACAGAATGTAACTGTTGACACATACGGACATGTAACAGGTCTCAGTTCAATAAACGTAGAAATCGGGCTTAGTGGTATAACTTCAGTAGGAGCAAGTACTACAGATGCAATTACTGTAGGTGGACTTACAACTACTGCTAATTTAGTAATCGATGGTGGAGATGCTGCACAGAATACATCAATAGGGTCGTTGATTTGGCGTTCAAACAATTCTGTTGCATCTGACTTTGATTATGCCTATATAGATACCATAATAACAAACAAAGGCACTACTGCTGAAGCTGGTAATTTACGATTTTATGCAAGTGCCAGTAGTTCTGCAGCATTAAGCTTTTACGCAACATCAACCACGTTAGAACCAGGAACTACTAATTCAATAGATTTAGGAGCGCAGACTAACGTATGGGCAAATTTACACATTACTACTGTAAATGCAGTCGATGTAAATGCAAGCGGTGGAGTAGTTACTAGTGGATTGACTGCTACATCAACTACAAATTTAAATGGGGATGTCAATTTAGGCAATCAAACTACTGATACAATTACATTTACTGGAAGAGTAGATAGTGATATAGTTCCAAATGTTAACAATACTATAAGCTTAGGATCATCAAGCCTTACTTGGAATACTATTTATGCAGGAGTATTTGCAGGAACTGCTACAAAAGCTAAATATGCTGACTTAGCTGAAATGTATGCCGCAGACGAACATTATACTCCAGGAACTGTAATGATGTTTGGAGGAGATAAAGAAGTTACTGCTGCAAAAGGATTAGGAACAACAAAAGTAATTGGGGTTGTCTCTACTGATCCTGCATATTTAATGAACAGTGAACTTGACGATGGTACTGCAATTGCACTAAAAGGCCGTGTTCCGTGCTTGGTAATTGGAAAAGTAGAAAAAGGAGACATGTTAATTGCTAGTGATGTAGCAGGAGTAGCAATAGCAACAAAAGAATTTATAGGTGGCGCAATAATAGGTAAAGCAATAGAAGCTAGCAATGATGCAGACATCAAAGTCATTGAAATTGCAGTTGGGGTTTTATAAGGATAAAGAATGTCTATTCAAAATATTAATATTGGTTATTTGGCAAATGATGGTACAGGTGATGATCTTAGAGATGCTTTCATTAAGGTTAATAACAACTTTGATGAAATGCAACTTTCATTAAACAATGCTATAGTAGTAACAGGAGAAAATGTCGGTCTTGGTAAAAATATTTTTAAACAAAAAATTGGTAATATTTTAGAATTTAAAAGTTTAATACAAGGAAATAATGTATTATTAACTGAACACGGCGATAGCATCACTATTACAGCTGATAGTGGATTAGAACAAATTATTGTTTTGACAGAAGCAGGAAGCATAATTTTGCCAGGTGGGCAACAGTTACTAAATGTTTACGGCGGTACAAATATTGGCACTGCTGTACAGGTAGACGGCACTGATTCTTATTTAAAAATTAATGTAAAAGGCGATGGATTATTAGAATTAGATACAGATCCACATCTCGGAGGGGATCTCATTGGTAACAATAAAAACATATATGATGTAAATAACATAACCGCTAATCGTTACCAAGGAAATTTAGAAGGAACAGTATATGGTATAGATGTAAGAGATATTAATATCGCATTATTAGAATTTGATTTTGGCGGTATTATTCAAACTGTAGCAAATATTATTGATTATGTATATCTCACTACAGATATGGATTTTGGTACTTTTACATCTCCTAATGCCATTGCTGTTGATGAAGGAACATTCTAATCCAATAAATATATTATAAGGAGTTGATATGGGATTTTGGAATTTACCTTCAGGTATTATATTAGCCGAGCTAGAAGAAAGACGAACTACATCGATATCATTACCAATTGCAAGTGATTTTTTACCTATCCAAGAAAATAATATAACCGTATCGTTACATTCTGGAAATCTTCCAAAAGGAATGTATTTAGAAAATAATTACATCAAAGGCACACCATTTGAAGTCTCGATTGACACAGTTTATACATTTGTGATCAGAGCAGTCCAATATGGTGTAATAGAAGATAGGACATTTAAAATAGTAGTGTCAGGATCTGACGAGCCTGTTTGGACCACGCCTGCAGGAAACTTACCAATAGGAGAAAACAATAGATATTTCATTATTGACAGTGAAATTGTAGATTTCCAATTAATTGCATTTGATCCAGATACATCAGCCGGAGACACTATAGAATATTACATACAACCAGGCGATGGAGAATTACCTCCTGGGTTAAGTCTTACTACCGATGGCAGGATTGTTGGCATTGTAGAACCAGTTTTAGCCTTAGAAAAGCAAGCAGGATCAGGTAATTATGACGCAGGATTATATGGTTCTTTCCCATTTGATTTTGGAGGTGAAGTATCAGATAATGGTTTTGATAGCTGGTTCTATGATACTGTTGTTTTTGATACAGAATTTCCGTCAACAGTTCCGAGGAAATTAAATAGATATTACAAATTTTTAGTTAGTATAGCTGATGCAACTACAGTTGTTAAAAGAGAGTTTACAATTTATTTAGTAGGGGACGATTTCCTAAGAGCTGATAATACAATAATGAAAGTAGCTAACGGAGTGTTTACAGCTGACAATACACATATAAGAACACCTGTTTGGCTAACACCTGCAAATTTAGGTTTTAAAAGAGCAAATAATTACATAACAATATTTTTAGATGTAATTGAATTAGATTCATTAGTTGGTATTATCACATACGAATTACTAACTAAAAATACTGACGGAAGCCCATGCACTATTCCACCTGGATTAAAATTCGACGAGTATAACGGAGAATTAGCAGGAAGAGTACCTTTTCAGAATGCAGTAACTAAAGATTACAAATTTACTGTAAGAGCCAAAAGAAGATTTCCTAATTCAACAGAAGAAACAATAAAAGATAAAACATTTTATATAAGTTTGCTTGGAGAAATAGATAGCAATATCCAATGGCTAACAAAATCAGATTTAGGATTAATTAGTACAAATTTTGTCAGCGTTTTAAAATTAAATGCACAAACCACAGTTCCTAATGCAATTTTAATATATAATATAGAAAATGGAAATTTACCTCCAGGATTACGGCTTTCGCCCGACGGATCTATTGTAGGGAAAGTTAATTCTTACGGTGACAATCAAAATCCAGGGGTAACATTATTTGACACTGCACAAACAACTTTAGATTTAAATACAACAACAATAGATAGAAAATATGAATTTACAGTAAAAGTAAGAGATCATGTAGGTTATTCTGCTATATCAAGAACATTCTATATACAAATTAAAGATCCAAGCGATAAAAATTTTAGCAATTTATATGCTAGACCGTTACTGAAAGAATCTTTACGCCTAGAATTTAAAAACATTATAAATAATCAAGATTATTTTAATAATGAATATATTTATAGACCTTATGATCCAAATTTTGGAATACAAAAGAATCTTAGTATGTTGGTTTACGCAGGTATAGAAACAAAAGATCCTGGCTACTATGTATCTGCAATCGCAAAAAATATTAAAAGAAAAAAATACATATTGGGAGATATAAAAACTGCTGAAGCTAAAACACCAGGCACAAATAATATTGTATATGAAGTAGTATATATAGATGTTATTGATTTAGGCATTACAGAGCGCAAAGGTGTTAAAAAAATTATAAAGGTAAATAAAAACAAGAAAATCACTGTTGATCAAAGTTTATATAACCTAGACATGAAAAGTGTGCAAATAGCAAAATCTAGAGGCATACGTATAAAAACTAATTTGCAAGGAATGATAGAAATAGATTTTGATCCAAATTTTATTATAGAAGCTAGGACTGGTGAAAATTTAACAATTGATGTCAATCCTCTTACAATTAATGGTAAATTTATTGCCGGAAACCTAATTCCAGGTTATAACGAACCTTTTAGGGTAAAACCTGATCCAGAAAACACAATTAAAGCAGATTATAACGGAATAAGTGTAGATGGAAATTATCCAACAAAAAGATACATTTCTAGTATAAATCATGTTAGAGAAAATATACGAGCAATAGGAGAAACTGAAATTGAATTTTTACCTCTTTGGATGCGTACTGCCCAAGGTAATAATGTAGAATATATAGGGTACACAAAAGCTATACCATTATGTTATTGTAAACCTGGCACAAGTAAAGAAATTTTAAGTGCTTTAAACAGAGATAATATATCATTCAAAAAATTTAATTTTGATATTGACCGTTTTGTTATAGATTCAACAACAGGAAATTCAAATGAGCAGTACCTAGTATTTCATAATTACGAATACAACATTTAAAAACAATAAATATTAATGGAGGCATCATGTCAAATATAGTTTCAATAGATATTAATGAAAATTTTCCTGTAGCTGGACAGGATAATGATAGTCAAGGATTTAGAGATAATTTTAATATAATTAAAAACTCTTTAGCAACTGCTAATTCAGAGATTACAAGTTTAGAAAATAATACAGCAAAGACCAACACTGACAATAATTTTAACAATAACGAAATTCAAGAAGCAGTTCTTGTGAATACAACGCAAAAAACTATATCACAAGCAACAGCAACGTCTATTGCAATAAATTGGTCTTTTGGTCAACATCAAACAGTAACAGTTTCCGGTGATTTAACTTTAACTTTAACATCCTGGCCTGCAAGTGGAACTTATGGCGAAATATTTATGACTGTTTTAGCTGATGATGTAGAAAGAACTGTTTCTTGGGCTGCAACAGAGGGAAATAATATCAAATATACCACAGACGGGTTTTCATTAAATTTCACTATCCAATCTTCTACAAATCCAAAAATCTTTAAATTTTGGTCAACAGATGGAGGCACAACTGTCTACGCTCAATATTTAGGAGAATTTGTATCTTAACTCATCCTTTAACTGGCGACTTATCTATTTTTTCAGATAAAGAATTATATGATAAATTGCAAGCATTGAAAAGTAAATATTGGTTAGTCAGTAATACATCTGTAAAAAATCAGATAGAAATGCTGTTAGCAGATTATTATATAGAAATAGAAAATAGAAAAGGAAAAGAAAATAAAGAAGTTGACAATTTAATTAAAGTAGTATAACATAGTTACATGTCAGAAAAAATAGAAGAAGCAATGCATTTAATGTACCTAAATAATTTCAAAATTTTAAAAAAATTAGAAATTACTAAAAATATAGATGCAAAAAAATATAATGAACATGCATCTAAATTCAATGCACCTATACTACAATATAAATCCAAGCCAAATCTCTCACAAAAACAACAAGATAAAATTTTTCAGAGCAACTGGTTTATGCCAGCCAAATATAGTTTGCTAAACATTGAAGATTTTTTACTTTCAAAATGTAATACAAAAGAAGAACAAATAAGAGTACAGGACGAGTTATCAGCATATAAAGACAAAGACTTATTACCGTTATTACAATATATGATATTTCTTGTTGACACATTACGTCAAAATAATGTAATATGGGGTGTAGGTCGTGGATCAAGTGTATCTAGTTATGTACTTTATTTAATTGGTATAAATAGAATAAATCCAATGAAATTTAATTTGAATTTTTATGAATTTTTAAAATAGGAAAAACAATGGTTAACAAAACTGGAAGAACTGCAGGCGGTGTATATCTTTCCGCCAAAGGAAAAAAAGTAGACATGGATAGTTTACGTCAACGAAATGAGTTAATGCCTGCTGTAGGTAATATTCCTGTAAATGCAAGGGGTGACTTATTAGGAAAAGGCGGAAAAATTATTAAGACCCGTGAAGCTATAATGAAAGAATACTATGAAAAAAGTAAAGGTATGCCCGACGAACAAATTGCATATCCAGAAGCGACGAAAGTTGAGGATCCTATAAATCTTCCGCAGAAAAAAAATAAGAAAAAATCAGAAATTACTACAGAAAAATGGGTAGAAGATGCAGACGGAAATTTTATTCCTAAGGAAGATTGATGCGTAGATTTTTTGTTTATCATATAACAAAAAATTACATAATAGAATTAGATTTTTTAAAATCATTTATTTCGTTAGGCTGGTTTGCAATACTTAATTACACAATGGATATTAGATTAAAAGGATCACATAAAGGATTTTATTGGTCCTTTTACTTACTGGGATTTAAAATTTTTGAAATTAACTTTTATAATAAAAATCACGAAGAAGATCGTGTTTACGACCCTATAATCGATTATTAAAGGATATATGTACAATACAGTTAAAGGCAACTTAAAACCAATTAAAGATAAAGTACTTGTCAGCGAAATGCATTTTGGAGAGCAAGTTACTTCTGCAGGAATTATCTTACGTGACGACGACGGAAAAACACACGGCATACATCCCCGATGGGGCCGTGTATGGGCAAAAGGACCTACAAATAAAGAAGACTATGAAGTTGGTGATTGGGTTTTAGTTGATCACGGACGTTGGACACATGGCATTAAACTAGAAACAGACGATGGGGAAATTACTGTAAGGATGGTAGATAACAAAGACATCCTTATGGCAAGCGAAGAAAAACCTGCAGATGTTATTACAGGAGTAGAATGAAACAGATAGACTTACAGAGATACAAAGAGTTTGTAGAGGGTGTAACATCAGATTGTTCTAACAACACACAAGATTTAACAGTTAGACTTAGACAGTTAGAAGAAGAAACAAATGTTAACATGGCATTATTATTAACCGGAGCTGTAGGCTTATCATCAGAAGGAGGAGAATTTGCAGAAATTGTTAAAAAATGCGTATTCCAAGGCAAACCATTGGACAAGGATACTCGCTGGCATATCAAACGAGAACTTGGCGATATACTGTGGTATTGGATTAATAGCGTTCGCGCATTGGGGCTTGACCCGAATTCAGTAATTGAAGAAAACGTAGAGAAACTTAAATCTCGTTATCCCGGCGGCGAGTTTGATGTTTACTACAGTGAAAATCGCAAAGCCGGAGATCTTTAGGAGATAACATGTACTATTTAACAAGCCTTTCTATCTTACTATTAGCAGGTGCAATTGGTTGCACCGAGCCTATGATAGACGATAGTAAAGGACAAGACGTTACAAAAACACCAGACATTATCATAAATGTTAATAACACTAACACTAACAATATTAACTCAACTGATACCGATAATATTACTTTCGTTGATAACAGCACATTAACGGCTACAGCAACTGCTACCGCAACTGCCTGTGCCACTGCTACAGATAACAGTACTGATAACTCAACAGATAATTGTACAACCTCAATTTTCTTTGACGCTTACAAAAACAATTTTTAATCATTGACATCCTACTATAATATGCTATTATTATAGTAGGATTTTTTATGACCACACGGAGACACTTTGCAACCTAGCCCTATAAACACACTACAGCAATTAATGATTATAACCGCAGAAGAGTGCGGTGAACTTACACAAAGATGTAGCAAGATTATACGTAAGTATGCTACAATAGAAGAAATAGAAGAAGAACAAAGGCAAAAATTCGTAGAAGAAGCAGGCGATGTGTTATGTATGCTAGAATTACTAGTAGCACACAAAATCACCAACTGGGAAGAGCTTAGGCATCGTGTATCAATAAAACAGGATAAACTTAAAACTTGGAGTGAGTTAATTAAATGAAAGAACTTTGGGTAGAAAAATACAGACCTAAGACTGTAGAAGGATATGTTTTTAGAGACGAAGCACAAAAAAAGCAGATACAACAATGGATTAAAGACCAAAGTATTCCCCACTTATTGTTTAGCGGAAATGCAGGTATAGGCAAGACTACTTTAGCTAAATTACTGCTAAATGAACTAGCTATTGAAGAACTAGACGTCCTTGAACTAAATGCTAGCCGTACAAACTCAGTTGATGACGTAAGGGATCGTATTGTCAACTTTGTCCAGATGATTCCTTTTGGCGATTTTAAAGTTGTGCTTTTAGACGAAGCAGATTATTTGTCGCCAAATGCACAAGCTGCATTGCGTGGTGTAATGGAAGAGTATCACGAGTTTGCTAGATTTATATTAACTTGTAATTATCCTAATAAGATTATTCCTGCTATCCATAGTAGATGCCAAGGATTCCATATTGCAAGGGTAGATCAAACAGAATTTACTGCAAGAGTAGCAGAAATTTTAATTGCAGAAAATGTAACACCAGATCTTGATATCCTTGATACATATGTCAAAGCTACCTATCCAGACTTACGCAAGTGTATAAATATGGTGCAAATGAATGTACAGGACAAAAGTTTACTTGCTCCACACGAAAATGACTCTGGCGAAGCAGATTGGAAACTAGAGATGGTAGATCTTTTCAAAGCAGGTAAAATTGCAGAGGCTAGAAAACTTTTATGTGGTACAGTCCGTCCTGAAGAAATGGAAGGAATTTATCGCTGGCTTTACGAAAATTTAGAATTATTCGGCGATGATGAAAAACAAGATTCAGCAGTATTAATTATTAAACAAGGACTAGTTGACCACACATTAGTTGTTGACCCGGAAATTAATCTTGCTGCTGTACTAATTAAATTGAGTAGACTATGACATATATTGTAGATGACAACTGTATTAATTGTAAACACATGGATTGCGTAGAAGTATGTCCAGTAGACTGCTTTTACGAAGGAGAAAATACTTTAGTGATTAATCCAGACGAATGTATCGACTGCGGAGTATGCCAGCCAGAATGCCCTGTAGATGCAATTTGGCCTGACACCAAAGTTGATCCAGCAAAAAAGCAATTTTGGATTGACTTTAACCATAAATGGTCGCAAGAGTGGCCAAATATTACTGTTAAACGAAAAGAAGATGTGCCAGCGGATGCAGCAGCATGGGCATATCGCCCAAACAAGTTAGAAGAACATTTTTCAGAAAAACCCGGAAAAGGGGATCAACCAGAGGAAGATGAATGAAAGTAAAATTAATCAGTTACTCTAAACCGTCTGCAGATTTCACAAGAGCTACAAGCGAAGACCACGTACATCACAATACACAAGATTTAATTGCATATTGTGCAAGGGTGTCTAACCCTACAAACCAAATGAACACAGAAACCAGTGAACGTTTATTAAAATATTTGGTGAAACACAAACACTGGAGTCCTTTTGAAATGGTAAGTGCTTGTTTAGAAATTGAAACTACTAGAGACATTGCACATCAAATTGTACGACATCGCAGTTTTAGTTTTCAAGAATTTAGTCAGCGATATGCAGATCCAGCTGAATTTGGAGATCAGTTTGTTATTCGCGAAGCTAGATTACAAGATGAAAAGAATAGGCAAAACAGCATTGAAACAGACGACCCGGAATTAGAAGCACATTGGATACATAAGCAGCGAGAAGTTATTGCGGCTGCTAAAGAAGCATATGAATGGGCTATTGAAAACGGTATTGCTAAAGAACAAGCACGGGTTGTGCTGCCAGAAGGAAATACAAAGACACGCCTTTACATGAACGGTACACTTCGCAGTTGGGTACATTATATTGAATTACGTGGAGCAAATGGGACACAAAAAGAGCACATGGAAATCGCTCATGCTTGTGCAGAAGTAATTTCAAAAATCTTTCCAAACATAATGAGCTTTGTAGATGAAGGATAAATTTATCCATGCATTTATGGACGTTGCAGAACGTTTTAGCAAACTATCTAGTGCAAAGCGACTGCAAGTAGGTGCAATTATTGTAAAAGATGATAGGATTATTTCTATCGGTTACAACGGAATGCCTAGCGGGTGGGACAATAATTGCGAGGCAACTATTTTTGTAACGAAATACGAAGCACAAGGCTATGATATGGTTGCACAAGGGTACACTGAAACTGAACAAGGTAACTGGACAAGATTAAAAACTCGACCAGAAGTATTGCATGCTGAAAGTAATGCCCTTGCTAAACTTGCCCGCAGTAGCGAAAGTGGTGAAGGTGCAACCATGTTTATTACACATCAGCCATGTTTAGATTGTGCTAAATTAATTTATCAAAGTGGTATTTCTCGGGTGTATTTTAAAGAGCCTTATCGGCTTAACACTGGATTAGATTTCCTACAAAAATCTAATGTAGAAGTGTACAAAGTTTAAGGGGCCTTTCGACCCCCCTCCTTAGGTAATGGGTTATTCGTCTCCGTAGATAGCTAGTACTTCTTTAACTGCTTCGTGACGTTCAATGTCACGATGCTCAAAGTTTACTATATCTAACCGGGTTAAATCACGAGTGTACAAATGTTTTATGAATGATACTAAACCATTGTCTGTAAGTCTATCTGCTTGTGCTAGATCACCAGTAACTACCATCTTAGAACCCTCTCCAATGCGTGTTAATAACATCTTCATTTGATTAGGTGTTGCATTCTGCATTTCATCTGCTAGAATAAAACTGTTCTTAAATGTCCGTCCTCGCATGTATGCTAGTGGTGCTATTTCTATAATGCCTTCGTCGATCATCATAGTTATTTCTCTGGCAGTGAAATATTCTCTTATGACATCGAATATAGGTCTAGTCCACGGAGCCATCTTTTGCTCTAGCGTTCCTGGTAAAAATCCTAAGTCTTCATCGACGCTAACTGCAGGACGAGTAACAATAATTTTTTCAACCTCACCTTCCTTAAACAGTTTTACAGCGATTTGGACTGCTAATAATGTTTTACCTGTACCAGCTGGACCTATTCCAAAGACGATGTCTTTATTTTTGTCTAGCAATTTTAACATGTAAGTTTCTTGATTTCTATTACGTGGTAGGACTCTAACTTGACGCTTTTTCTTATATGCATCAAATTCAACAACGTTATTAGTTGCTTCTTCATATCTCGGCTTGCGAGCCGAACGTCTTGCACCCATTAAGTTCCTCCTTGTTGGATAAAAAATAGGGCTTAACCTTAACAGTAAGGCTAATGCCCTACACAAATATTTAGCTGTATCTTTTAAAGCTAAACTTACCTTAAAATACGATAAATAAAAGTAATAAATATAGGATTATCTGAAATGCAAGACATTTATGACGTAATAAAAAACGTAGAAAGAATATATGAAAGTAATACAGGTTTCCAAATCCTAAAAGATTTCGAGCGTGTATTAGATGAATTAGACTTATATGTATATGATAATTGGGAAGAAGGTGAATTAGCCGAAGGGCCGATTATTGATAGACATTGGGTTACATGTAAATTTTTCTGGGATAGGAATAAGATGCCGGACCCTATGGGCGGCAAGAGATTATTAGATTATGATTGCAAAATTAAGTATCAAAAAACTTATATGCTTAAACCTAGGAAAATACGAAAACCCGATGACATGCGCCCAGGCACCAAAAAAGGAAAACTCGATCGTCGTCCTATTTGGATTGTAAGCATTATGATGCCTAAAAAATTATTAGCTGATATATATGGCAGCTATAAAGAAAAATGGGATTGGATTACTGATCCTGCTACAGAAGCAACAGCACCTGGTACTGAGCAACCAGCTGACGATCTAGCAGCAGGCGGAATGCCAGAAGGAATGGATATGGGCGGAGCAGCACCTCCTGAAGCCGGAGCAGCACCTCCTGAAGCCGGAGCAGCACCGGCAGGAGCAGTATAATGAGTCTACATAAGCACGATTTAAAATATATGATGTATGATATTTTTGAAGTAGATTCATACACTAGCAAAATGGGAGAAGATAAAGACATTGTAGTTGTAAGTTTTACGATGAAAGACAAGGCACCTGCAGACGATTTAGTTAAATTTTTAGAAAGCGGCTATAGTTTTATACTTGATGCAGATGTATCAGCAGGAGAACTTAACGACGGTAACTATAAAGTTTTTGTAGAAATTGAAAGAGATAGACATATAGGCGAAAACCTATACGAAATGCTTGACGGTGTTAAAAAAATAAGCGGAGTAAATAATTTAAAATTCCGTTATTATAAAAACTTTAACAGCAAAGAAGCAACATTAGAAGCACTTACAGAAACAATACCAACAAGTGCAGATGATTACAGTGTAAAACTAGAACAAACAACAATGGAAAACTACAAGCATTTCTTTAGCAATAGTTATTGTGATAATATTGAGATGTTAAGCGAAACTATTGTATTACAAAAACCACACACAGAACGATTACAACTACGATTTTTAGATTTCGGTGACAAACAAGATGTATTTGATAGGTTAACAGAAAGTTTTAATCCATGGGATTTTGCAGAAATCATATATCTATCAAAATATATAGGCGATTATAATATTACCAAATATGGTAATAAATTGACGTTAGAAAACAAAGGAAAAACACTAGTTGTAGAACGCATTTCTTAAGGAGAACATAATGGCAAAATCCGACTTCAAATTTGCATTTGAACCGCCAATGGTTAAAGAATTGTTACATGGAAATATTGAATGGAATAATTGGTATAATGCAATGTGTGAGATTTTGCCTCTCTGGGAAATTAACACTATTGACCGTGTAGCAGGATTTATTGCACAATGCGGTCATGAATCTCGTAACTTTTCTGTGCTCACCGAAAACCTCAACTATTCAGCAGCCGCACTTAATAGAATCTTTCCAAAATATTTCATCCGTGCAGGTAGAAATGCACAAGAATATCATAGACAACCAGAACGTATTGCAAATGTAATCTATGCTGATCGCATGGGTAACGGTGATGAGGCTAGTGGCGACGGTTGGAAATATAGAGGCGGTGGTATACTGCAGTTAACAGGTTGTAATAACTATACAGCATTTGCAAAAGAAATGGGAATTACTGTAGATGACAGTGTAAATTATGTAAGGACAAAAAAAGGCGCCTTAGATAGTGCATGCTGGTTTTGGGACACAAACAACATAAACCGTTATTGTGACGATCAAGATATCGTGGGTATGACTAAACGCATTAATGGCGGTACAATTGGTTTGGAAGATCGCAAGAAGCACTGGGAACATGCATTAGATGTGTTAGGAGGCGATCTTGATTCTCACAGTGTTGACCGTAATCAAATTGTTAAAAAAGGCAGTAGGGGGGCATTAGTCACAGAAATACAAGAACGATTAGATATTAAACCTGCAGATGGTATATTTGGTCCGGGAACCGAAGAAATAATAAAAATTTGGCAAGAAGATAACGGACTTTATCCAGACGGTATAGTAGGTCCTAAGACAATTGAAAAACTGTTAGGCTGATTATGGGTATTTTTGCTGGCATAAAATATGGCTTAATAGCACTTGTATTACTTGCTGGATTTGCAGCATATGATTATGTAATAGATTTACGTGTAAATTTAGAACAAACAAAAGCTAACCTAGCAACATCCGAAGCAAACACACAATTGTTAGAAAATGAAATAGGTAAACAGCAAGAAGTGCTTGACCAATTACAAAAAGATTTTAAAGACATTACAGAAGCAAATAAAAAACTAGAAAATGTAAATCAAAAATTAGTAAAAGAGTATGCAGCACTTGACACAAAATTTAACAAGATTAATGCAAGTGGAGAAAAGCGAGACATTGGTAATCTTGCTGTACAAAAAACAAAAGCAATAGAAAAAATTGTTAATCGTGCAAGTGCCAATGCCTTAAGATGTGTAGAGATAGCTATGGGTAGTCCACTTACAGAAGAAGAAAAAAATGCAACAAAAAAATCACAGATCAATCCTGAATGTACTAGCATTGCGAATCCTAAATTCGTACAGTATTAAAATATTTGCATTAATATTACCCGTATTGTTTTTTGTAAACAGTTGTACAAAAGACATCACTCCTCCTCCTGTTAAAAAAATAGAAACAGTAACAAAATATATAGAAAAAACTCCCCTCAACTTAGACAAACCTGCACCAGTAGAAATGAGTAAAGTAAACTGGATACTAATAACCGAAGATAATTACGCAGATGTATTTGCAGAATTAAAAGACAAAAATGCAGATGTTGTTCTTTTTGGTTTGACAGATGACAATTACGAAACTCTAAGCAAAAACTTTGCACAAATCCGTGCATACATAATCAAACAAAACGAAATAATAAAACAATATAAAAACTACTACGAAAATGTTACAAACTAACCAGATCTAATGTAACATTTGTATCGCTAAATACTATGTACGCCCAAGGGCGGTAATGGGGGCAAATATGGATTTAGCAAATCAAGTACAAGGTATGAGTCAAGCAGAGAGTTTCCAGATGTTAGGAATGCATCTGACTGACATGATAGTACCTTGGGTAGCAATTTTAATTAGTATAGCAGCAGCATTATGGTTTAAAGATTTTGCACAAAATCTTGTGGCCGGTATGGCATTTAAATATGGTGGTAACTTTCGTGAGGGCGATCAAGTTATCCTAGACGGGCACGATGCTATGATTATTAAAATAGGTATGAAGGAAACTGTATTTGGTAGATACACGGACAAAGGTTACACCTGGCAATATGTACCAAATGAAAAAATTGAATTCCACAAATTAGAGAAAATTGTACACAGAGACCTACACTTAGATACTGATATTGAAAAAGGGCAACAGATCATGGAGCTTATATCAAAAGCCCAATCAACATACAAAAAACCATTGGAGGTACCAAAAGATGCCAAGGGCACATCCCCTCTCGAAGGATGAGGAAACAAACATAGTAGAAAACAAAACTGAAACAGGATTTGACAAATACAAATATGACGAAGAAATTGCTGTTCCTGCTTCTGAAGGAAGAGCGACTAAACGAGTAAAATTAGATTTAGAGGTGGATGCAACAGCAAAAGACCTAGGTGTAAATCCTTTTGCAAAATGGATACATCTTGCCCATGCTGTAGACAGCTGGCGAATTTTTCCACGTATCTTTATAACCACATATATTGTGTTATTATATAAAAGTGTTATATGGTATATGGAATTACCAAATCCTACTCTAGAACAATCTGGGCTTATAAGCATAGTAGTCGGAGCAGGTGCTGCTTGGTTTGGTCTATATACCGGGAGTAAACGATAATGTACGAATATAACAGCATTATCCGCTATGTTGTAGACGGTGATACAGTAGATGTTGATATTGATCTAGGATTTGGTGTTTGGTTACGAGATCAACGTATAAGACTATATGGAATTGATACACCTGAAAGCCGAACAAGAGATCTAACTGAAAAACTGTTTGGCTTTGCGGCAAAAGATTTTGTAAAAAATTACTTACCAGTTGGCAGTAAACAAATACTAAAAACATTTATAGGTAAAGACGGAGAAGACATGCGAGGCAAATTCGGACGTATACTGGGGGACTTCTTTATCAATGACGGCAAAATGCTTGTTAAAACCATGATAACAGAAGGATATGGTGTTGCTTATAATGGACAAAGCAAAACAGTGATACAGGAAGCACATCTGAAAAATCGCCAGCTTCTAATTGACAAAGGTATTGTTAAAGTATAACTAAGTAGTATTATGGACTACTACGATTTACTCGGGGTTAAGCGGTCAGCCTCGGCAGACGAACTTAAAACCGCTTATAAACGACAAGCAATGAAAAACCATCCTGACAAGGGTGGGGATCCTGAAAAGTTTAAACAAATAAACGAAGCATATCAAGCATTATCTGATCCGCAGCAAAAACAGATGTATGATCAGTTTGGAACAACTGATCCCCAACAAGCACAAAGGAACCAAGGTGGTTTCCATTTTACATCAGGAGCAGGAGCCGATTTTGAGGACGTATTAAGACATTTTGGATTTGGTGCACATTTTGGCAGAGGTTTTGCTAATCAACAAAGACGAAATAAAGATATAAAATTAAGATTGTTAATTAATTTAGTTGATATTTTTACAGGAAAAACAGATACAGTAACATATAAACTGCCGAATGGAAAAACTGAAATTATAGATATTACAATCCCTCCAGGAATAGAAGATGGAGATGTGGTCAAGTTTTCAGGCTACGGGGACAACAGTTTTCCACAATTTCCGCGTGGAGACTTACTTATTCAAATACAAATAAAACCTGATCCAAATTTTAGACGCGAGGGTAGTAATATTTTTACAAGTATTAAAGTAGACATTTTTGACTTAATTATAGGTTGTAAAAAAGAAATTGCTACACCCGATAAAAAGAAAGTAAGTTTAACAATACCTCCAACTACTTTACCTAATACAGTATTTAACATTAGCGGCTACGGCTGTCCTAGCAGATCAGCCAATCGCAATGGTAACTTGTTAGTAGAAGTAAAGCCAATCATGCCAAAATTAGATAGTAAACAGTTAGAGAGTTTGAAAAATTTTAAGAACAAGATTACTTGACAGCAAAGCAAAATTTATGTATAATAGTATAAATCTATTTTTAAAAGGATAATATGGTAGAGCCGAGTGAAGAATTAAAACTGGTTTTTGAAAAATCTATAAATGATGCAAAACAATTATTACATGAGTATGTAACCCTTGAACATTTATTGTTTGCTGTGCTTTGTAGTGACAATTTAGTCAATATACTAAAGGGATTTGGGTCAGATGTAGATTTTATCAAAAAAAATTTAGAACACTATCTAAAAAATGACTGTGGAGACATAACTTCTACAGAGCCTGTTGCAAAACCAAAAAAAACACAAGCAGTTGAACGTGTTTTAAATAGAGCATTTACCCAATGCCTTTTCAACGGTAGATCCCAAATCGAATTATCTGACATTATTCTTAGTATAATTGCTGAGAAAAAATCTATGGCAAGCTACTATCTCGAAAAAGGTGGTGTGAACAAAGATCAATTAACAGATTACTTGCATAATGAAATAGAACCTGATTTAGAGTTAGAAGAAAACAATAGTCAAGCACAAAGGGCACTTAAATCATTTACTGTAAATTTAAATAAAGAAGCAGAAAATAATAAAATCGATCCAGTAATTGGTAGAGAAGACATTATAGAATCTGTTGCATTATCTTTAGGTCGCAGACAAAAAAACAATATTATTCTAGTAGGTGATCCTGGAGTAGGGAAAACGGCTATTATAGAAGGACTAGCATATAAAATTGTCCATAAAGAAGTACCTGAATTTTTAAGCGAATATCAAGTATATAATCTTGATATAGGAGGCTTGTTAGCAGGCACAAAATATCGCGGAGACTTTGAAGAAAGATTAAAATTAATCTTACAAGGTTTAAAAAGCAAAGGAAAAACTATACTTTTTATTGACGAAGCACACATGATAAACGGTGCTGGCGCAGGAGGCGGTAAAGACTCAAATGATCTTGCTAATATGCTCAAGCCTGCACTAAGCAAAGGCAATATTAAAGTTGTTGCTAGCACTACGTGGGAAGAATATAGGAAATATTTTGAGAAAGACCGGGCATTAATGCGTAGATTCCAGCGTGTCACAGTAGACGAACCGTCGCCTGAAATCACTGTCGATATCCTTAACGGTATTAAAAAATATTATGAAGAATTTCACAAGACAGAAATTACAGAAGAAGCTATCAAAGCAGCAATCAAATTAAGTGTAAAATATCAAACTGACAAAAAGTTACCAGATAAAGCAATAGATTTGATCGATGTTGCCTGTAGCAGATTTAACCTGATAGAGGATGAAATTGAAAGAAAGATCGATGACAAATCAATTCAATTTGAACTTGCTAAGATGATTAATTTGCCAGCAGAGCAGGTAGCAGAGAGAGAAACTGAAAATCTAGCACATCTAGAAAAGAATATCAAAGACAGTGTGTATGGACAAGACAAAGCTATTGAAGATCTTGTTGACAAGATCCTTATCGCACAAGCTGGTCTTAAAGAAGAAACAAAGCCAATTGGTAGTTTTGTATTTATGGGTCCTACAGGAACTGGAAAGACGGAAACTGCAAAGCAATTAGCTAATCATTTAGGAGTAAAGCTTGTAAGATTTGACATGAGTGAGTATCAAGAAAAACACAGTGTTGCAAAATTAATTGGTTCTCCTCCAGGATATGTAGGCTATGAAGAAAGCAACGGACTCCTTATTACAAAACTAGAAGAACATCCTAATTGTGTACTGTTGTTAGATGAAATAGAAAAAGCTCATCCAGATGTTTCGCAGATTTTACTACAAATTATGGATAATGGAAGGATTACAGGATCGCACGGTAAAGAAGCCGATGCAAGGAATTGTATACTAATCCTTACAACCAATCTTGGTGCAGAAGAAGCAGAGAAAAACACTATAGGCTTTGGTAATGAGTTTGATCAGACGTATTCAGATACAGAACTCAAAAACTTTTTTGCTCCAGAATTTAGGAATAGGCTCGACGGTGTTGTAACATTTGGTAAACTAAGCAAAGAAACTATGATGAAAATTGTAGGCAAATTTTTGTATGCACTTAGACAACAAGTACAGGACAAAAATATTACAATATCAATCGATGACGAAGCACTTGACATGCTTGTAGAGAAAGGATATGATAGCAAGATGGGTGCAAGACCGTTGCAGCGGATTATTGATAGAGAAATCAAGAAACCTCTTAGTAAAGCAATGTTATTCGGTAGTTTAAAAAATGGCGGAAAATGTAAGATCGTTATTAAAGATAACGAATTTGATATTACAGTAGAGGAGGAGCATGTTGCAGCACATTGAGACAAATAAATTATTTTATAATGAATATCTTTATGCGCTGAAATGCCAAAACCCTTTACTTGTAATTTTCCGTAACTGCCAATCAAATGGGCCTGCTTGGGCAATGAGAATACTCGACGGGCTTCGCCTTTACTTTGAAGATAAGCATAGATTAACCTCAGATATACCGCATCATATACGTGACGATATTAGCAACGGCAAAATTAAATATCGTCAT